TCCATCTCCACAGACCCATCCAGCATTTTGGTGTTCACCCAAGATCCTGATGCGCAGGGACAACCAATGGTGGGTTCATTTGGGATTGCAACAGATCCACATGATTTGTTGGAGTCTATTGCAAAGTATGAAATGCGTGTTGCAATGGCTGCTGGGTTGTCTCCTGCAGAACTGTCACGCTCAAACGGTGACCCGCGCAGTGGATACAGTCTGTCTGTTTCTAAAGCTGGCCAACGTGAAGCACAGAAGAAGTTTGCTCCAGTATTCCGGATGGCTGATGAAGAACTGTTGGCAAAAACTGCAATGTTATCCAATAGATTTCTTGGCACCAATCTCCCAGAAGATGGATACAGAGTTTCATATCACAGCATGCCACTGACACCAACAGAGATGCAAGCGCAGCGAGAAGACATCATTGCAAAAATGAATGCTGGTTTGATTTCTCCAGTCACTGCAGTCATGATGATGTATGATGATATGGACCCAAAAGAGGCAAGGGAATACCTGTTGCAGATTCGCAGAGAACGCGCGGAGTTCACATGATGCCAGCATTGATATGCCAGCAATGCAGGAGCAGTCTTGACCCATTGACAGCAAAGGTGGAATGGTTGTCAACCATGCACAACATCTGTCTGGTGGAGACCATCAGGATTGTGCATCCACACTGTCAATATGAGTTCAGTCACCCAAACACGCAAAAGATGATGCGATTGTATGATCACTGGCTGCCATTCTGGACTTTGGCAGATTATATGGAGATACCAGAAGAAATGCAATGGGATAATAAACCGGTCGCAATCGCAATATTCAAAGATTATATCAACCACCAACAACAAAGAGCACAAGAGGCACAAAATGAAAACAATAGAACATGAAGGACAGACATTTGTTTTGAAGTCAGACATTGAAAATGCATTCAAAGACAGAATCCAAAAGTTGTCTGCACGCGCAATCCAAGCAGAAGAGGCAGCAAAGGCCATCCAAGAACAATATGACAATCAAAGTGGAGAACTGGAGAAGATTCAAAAGTTGTCAACACGGGTCCAGGAGTTGGAATCAGAACTGGATTCTGCCAATAGTCGTTATTCCAGACATACTGCAATGGCTGATTTGGGTATTGTGGATGCTGAAGTGCGTGAATTGGTTGAATGGCAATATGAGAAGGCCACCAAAGGAGATGCCAAGGCACCTCCATTGAATGAATGGTTGGCAGCAATGAAGGCAGACCCATCAACTGCACCAGTGACATTGAGACACCATCTCCAAACTGAAACAGCAGCTGCACCAGCACCCACAGCAACTGATGCAGAACCAGTTGCACCAGCAGAACCAGTTGCAGAACAACCAGCATTGATTGCACCCAAGACAAATACTGGAACAGCACCAGCACCGATGCAGTCCACAAATCTTTTGAACCGTGGTCTTGATGATTTTGAGTTTTACAAAGCCAACAGAGATGCAATCAGAAAAGCATGGCCGGGTAGAGGTAGATAAAAATGGCACAAAGTTATCAGTCAATCAGCACTTTTCCAATCATAAAAAGCTTCACTGCAAATCAGACTTGGACAGATGTGACCATTCCAGCAAAAGGAAGAACAATCACATTTGGATGTGAAACAGCTGATATTTTTGTTTCAGTTGAAGGAACTGAAGGAGGCTCCACAAGTGGAGTTGGAAAAGCATTTGTTCACACTGCTGGATACCTGGCAATCAAGAAGGGCCGTGGAACAAATCAACACAACACCTTCCAAGTTGCAACCAAGTCTGCAGCTTCAGCAGAAGTGACCATCATCATAGAAGAAGAATAAAACCAAAAAGGGGCACATATGGCACAATCAGTATTCTTTCCTTCGAGACCGAAGGAGCACACTTTTACAAACTCCACACAGGTAACCATCAATCATAATCTTGGATACATACCCAATGTTCAAGTTTTGATCAATAATGAACTGGTGATTGCTGATATTGAACATGTGTCAGTGAATCAGTTGATTGTGACTTTCGCAAATGCAACCACCGGGTCAGTGTTCATCAGATAAGATACTCACAGTCCACCTGGACACAATCTAAACCCACTCCCTACACAGGAAAATAATCATGCAATTTCTTGCTCCCACAAATGTCTTTGAAGGTGTTGTTCAACTCAATCAAGCCCCTTCAGCAGACAATCATGCCGTAACTAAATCCTACCTTGAAGCAAACAGTGTTGTCGGAATCGCTTCTGATTCAGCCAACTATGCTGAACTTGTGACTGAAGGTGGAGAAAAGAAACTTAAACTGAAGCCATTGACCATCACTGATGTGTCTGTTGACACTTCTGCTGCATCTTTGTCTGCTTGGATCAGCTCCAACTACACAAGTGGAGATGAAAAGCAAGAAGGTGACATCATCATCTTGACTGCTGTTTCAGGCCGTGCACAAACTTTCATCCACAATGGTGGAACTGCTGGAACTGATGCTGACTGGGCAGAGATTGAAGGTGGAGATGTCACAGCTGCTGAAGTGCGTGCTGCTTTGTCTGCTTCTGCTGGTATCAACTACAATGCAAGCACTGGTGAGTTCACTGCCGATCAAGCTGAGATTCGTGCATTGTTTGCTGCTGGTTCTGGTCTTTCCTATGACTCCAGCAATGGAACATATGCATTGAATGTCAACTCCGATGGAATTGCAGAAGGAAGTTCAAATTTATACCATACTCCCGCCAGATCGCGCAGCAGCATTTCAGTTGCTGGAAGTATTTTGTCATACAACTCTGGCACTGGTGTTATCTCAATGTCAATCGATACGGGCGACGTTGCAGAATCTGGAAATCTTTACTTCACGGATGCAAGATCCAGAAGTAGCATTTCTTTGGCTGCTGTAACTTCACCAGATACACAGTTGTTGAGTTACAACAGCAGCACTGGAAAACTGTCTTTGCCTGCTTCAACAGTCTTTGCAGAGTTCGCAGCTGGTACTGGTCTCTCATATGCTGATGGTGTTTACTCTTTGAATGCCAATACCAGTCAAATTGCAGAATCTGGAAATCTTTACTTCACGGATGCAAGATCCAGAAATAGCATCTCTGTTGACAGTTCAGGACTTGCATACAACTCTGGAACTGGTGTTTTGTCTTTGGCAGCAAATACGAGTCAAATTTCAGAGCACTCTTCCGCATTATTCTTCACCACAGCCAGAGCACAAGCAGCAATCAGTGCAGATCCTGCAGCTGGCAACATGGCGACTGTTGCAAGTGGTCAAGTATTGGTGGCCAAGTCTTCATTCCGTTCAACCTTCGCACCACAAAACTTGACTGCAAACACCTTTGCAACTTTGAACCATGGTCTTGGTGAAAAGATTGTTCATGTGTCTGCATATGATTCAAGTGGCAACTTGGTGCAGTTGGATGTTCAGTTGGTTGATGCAAACAATGTGAAAGTGAAATCAGTCATCAATGTGTCTGGTGCAGAGATTGTTGTTTCTCTCTAAACGATCCCCAAAAAAAAAGGTTGTGCCTCCCTTTTCCCTGCTGTCTCCAGCGGGGTTTTTTTTTCAACTTGCATAACCTGAATATACCGTTTAGAATATATACAAACACATTTTGATAGTGGAAGGGTCGCACCCGCAACAGCAGAAGATCCACACCAAACCAATCCAATCCAAACCTTTTTACTATTTAGGTGTTTAAAATGACAATTACTCAAAGAAATTTGTCGAATCCAACTGAGGATCTTCGACTTTCCAAGATGATCAGCCAAGAAATCAGACTTTTATTGACTGACTCTTCAAACCTTCGCAACACTCCATTTGTTGACTTTGTAGGCAGCATCAATGGACTTGGTTCTGATACCATCCGTGTACGTAAAGCAGGCCTTGATGGCTTCGATGCTTTTTCAGAGTTCACTGGTGCAACTGAAATTGGTCAAGTCTCTGATAGCCCTTTGACCGATGCATTTGTTGATGTTGTTTGCAAGCGTAATTCACTTGCATATTCAATCAGTGATATGGCTTCAATGACTGGTCTTGGTGCCGGTGACATTGACCCATTCCGCATTGCTGATTCAATCGCAAATTCATATGATGCATTGTTTGCCAAGTTGACTGGTGCAACTGCAAGTGGTTTTGGAACTGTAAAAGGAACAACCAACACTGATTTGACTGTTGCAGCATTCCTTTCAGCAATCCAAGAATTGGAAAAAGCTAGCAGTGGCAAGGGTGCTCCTGGTCCATATGTTGCATTGTTGCATCCAAAGCAGTTTGCAGACCTTCAAGATGATATTCTTGCACAGAACACTGGTATTCTTCAATTCATCGCTGCTTCATATGATGCCATCAGTGCCAAAGGAAGTCACTACAAAGGAAACTTCATGGGTGTTGAAATCTACACTTCATCATACATTGTGAATGATGGTACAGACCACCAAGGTGCTGTCTTTGCTGCTGGTGCTCTTGGTTTTGCAACTGGAATGCCTGCTGGTCTTCCTGGTGCTGCTGAATCCATGGAAATGGGTGAAGTGATGATTGAGATGGATCGCGAAGCAGACAAAGCATTGACGCGCATTGTTGGTCATGCCTATCTTGGTATGTCAATCATTGATGATGCACGCGGATGCCTTTTGATCTCAAAAGTTTAATCTGACACAATCCAATCATGGTGGTGGCCTGCAATGGCTGCCACCTTTTTTCCAACGAGGTACACACAATGGAAATCACACCAACATCATGGCAACCCATGACACAGCAGGCACAAACATTCCTGCCTGCACAGCCCAATCATCCATTCTATTATAAATGGCATCCAACCAACTGGCATTTCATTTACAGAGATGTAAAAGTTGTTACTGGCAAGGGTGAAAAGGCCAAAACAGTTACAAAACGCAAAGGATTCTTTGTGCCACATTTGAGAATGGAAAGAGTCATTCCAGGAGTCAACGGTATCCAACAAATCTCTGGAGAGATTGGAAACCCAGGTTCCAGAATAGGAAAACTGCAGCAGCAAGGTTGGGTGTATTTGGACCCAGCAAAATTTGATTATATGCATGTGTATCAAGTTCGTGGTGGTCGGTATCACGTACCAAAATGGATGAACATCAAAGTGGTTGCAAACAGACTGATTGAAAAGATGGATACAGATTCTTTTCATGTATGGTCTGTGAATCTGCTACGTTCCAACATTCTTGGAACACCTGAAGTTCACTTTTGGGAACTGGCTGCAGCTGAGAAGGGAAATGGAAGAGTGATTGACAATTTAGTCAAACAACAACACTTGCCAGAAATGAAGACCAAACTGGATCAAATTCGTGATACAGTGAAGGATATGAAAGCATTCATTGCTGAATATGAAAAAAGAGGCCTTGCAGTTTACGAGGATTTCAATAATGAGTGATTCAACACCATATGCACCACAAATAAAGGTTCCAGAACTGTTGGAACGTGGAAAGTCACAACTGACAACACTACCAGTCTTCAGAGATGGTGCATTGGTGGTTCCATCAGATGTCAGATACAGTCTGATTGCACCAGATGGAACCAAGATTGTTGATGAAGCTGCTGGAACATCTCCAGGAAACATCTCACAGTTCACACATAGTTCATCCAATCTGGCATCCACTTTGAATCTTGGTGAAGGATACTTGCAAGAATGGGAGATCACTTTTTCTGGAGGAGCATACAACTTCAGAAGAAATGCAGCAGTTGTGAAGCGCAGATTGTATCCAGTTGTCAGTGATGGAGATTTGACCAGCACATATTCACAACTAGCAGACATCAGACCAAGCACATTGACCAGTTATCAAACATACATTGATGAAGCATGGTACACACTGATTCAGAAGATGCGCACTGAAGGTGGTGGACTTGAATACTTGGTGATGTCTCCTGAAGCATTCCGCGCTGCACATCAAAACCTTGCTTTGTATTATATATTCAGAGACTTTCATTCCAGTCTTGGACAGTCCAACGGGCGATATTTAGATTTAGCCAGTGAACACTTCAAGCAGTATCAATATGAATGGAAACAAATCAACTTTGTGTATGATTATGATCATGATGGCCAGAGTGATCAACCAAACAAAAGACAAGCAAAACAGCCAGTGATTTACACCACACAACCTGGAACATTTTACCGGTTCAGAGCAGGTCGCAGAAGATGAAACTGAGTCAAATCAGACAGGCATTTGCAGAAAAGATTGCTGCAATAACTGGATTCAAGGAGTCCAAGCACACTCCAGACTTTTTTGGAAGGACTGAAAACACTGTTGCACATCTAGCTTTTTCAGTATCAATGGCATCCAGTTCTGCCATGGAAGAACGACAACGCAGTGCAGTTGGACAATATATCAGCACACCTGTTCAAGTGGTCTTTTCATATAGGCTCCGACCACTTGACATTTACCCAACTGATTATGATTTGGCCATGGACCAAGAAGAAGAAATCATTGCTGCGTGTTTGGGTGTCTATTCATCTCCCAAAAATGAGTTCACCGTGCGTTATGTGTCTAGTACACGTGATGTCACAGACTCCCAAGAATATATGTTAATATACATCGACTTTATAACCTTACACACAATAAACAGGAGCTGAAATGGCTTATTCAAATATCCCAAAGACCAAACGAGATGGCAAGATTGAATTGATTGATGGAACTGGGTCACCAGTTACATTGGAAGTTGCTTTTGAAGATGGTAATTTCTCTTTTTCACAACCACAGCAGTTCAGTGAACTGGTTGTCATGGACCGTGGTTCATTTGCCACAATTCGCAAACAAGATGAACAAGCAATCACAGGTTCATTCAGCTTCCACTTCAGAGAGTTCACTTCAGCTGATGTTGGTTCTGTTCGTGACTTCATCAATCAATCAGGTGCATATGCTGGAAACATCTCAACTGGAGATGCTGGAACACCATTTGTTGAGCACTATTGTATTGACATCCGTTACACTGCTGAAGGTACTGACTTTGGTGATTCCGGTGATCACATTGTTGGTTTGTCCAAGTGTGTTTGTGCATTGGACTTTGCTGAAGGTGACCCAAGTGCATTCACATTGAACTTCACTTGTTATGGTGGTGTGAATCAGTTGTCATAATCGACAGTCTGAAATTTCAAAAAACTTTGGGTTATCTGATGGGTAGCCCAACTTTCATAGAATCAGAGGTGCAAAAATGAAAGTGGATTTGAAGAAACTTGGAGAACATGAAGTTGTTCTGCCAAAATCAATTGCTGTATGTCTTGACTTTGTCAGTATATGGGGTTCAGAACCAAACAGAGCACAGTTGGGAAGATTGTGCGCAGCTGCAATTGCAGTTGGTGTAGACCATGCCAAATGTCTTCCAGCATATCCAGTGGCCACTGGAGACCCAATTACATTTGGGTTCAAGTGTTTGGAACGGATGTTAGATGCTGGCATGACTCCTGGTTCAATATATGAACAAGGTTCTGCAGTGCTGGTGGAGATGATGAAAACCATACCCACTGAAGAAGAAGTGGAAGCAACTGCAAATTTTTAGTTAGTCGATGGGGTGCGTTTGATTTGATGGTCATGCGCATAGCCCAAAGATGGAATCAAGATCCAGATTGGTTCTATAACTTGGAACCATCGACACAAGTAAAAGTATTGGCAGAACATAGATTGCATTGTGAGACTCCAGAACAAAAGAAGGATAGACAACACGCCATAAAAATGGCTAAAATGGAAGCAATGATCAAGAAAAGGGTTCAGCCATGAAGAAATACACATCAGGAAATGCAACAGTGACCATTCAAGAAGACATGCAAGATATGTTCATGGGATTCTTGAAGACTGTTGCACCTGGTGCTGAAGCCATCATGGATGCAGAACTGAAGCGCATTGAAAAAGAGGCTGTGCGAGAATGGCCCAAGAGAAAACCACAGATTCGAAGGGATAGTGAAGGCAATGTGGTCTTTTCAAGGAAAACATCTCTGGAATCATACAAAAAATTCAAGCGTGGAATGTCAGTGGATGCCAATGGAAATTTCATTGTGTTTCTGAAGAACACTGCTCCATACAGTTATGTTATTCGGTATGGTGTGGATTCTGAAAACTGGAGAAGACAAGACATCATCCAACCAACTGGCCGCCGGGTTGCTGATGAAACTTTGATCAAACCACACAGGAAAACTGCAAACAAGGTTGTGAAGGCCTTGGCAAATGATTTGATGAAGAGAGTGTGACCCATGGCAGAACAGAAGAAAAGTATTGAAATCAGTTACAAAGCCAACCTGAATGATTTGTTGGCAAAACTGAAGACCATACCCAATGTAACAGACCAAGAAGCCAAGAAGATGGTTGCAGCTTTAGACAGGCAATTGAAACAGGCTGAAAAGGCAGCAAAGAAATCATCTGAAGCATCAAAGAAGGCAGCACAACAGGCAGCACAGGCAGCCAGAAGAGGCGCGCACCAGTTTGATGAACTGGAGGATTCTGCAAGGCGTGCAGAAGAGAGATTGGAGCGCGTTGGTGATGCCAGTGGTGATATTGACCGTGGGTTCAGTTCCATTGGTCTTGCATTGCGTGGAGTGAATCCACAGTTGGCTGAAGCTGCTGATGGGATTGCTGATGCATTTGCAGTCACTGAAGGTCTCACAATGTCATTTGCAGCCTTGAATCCAGTTGTTGTTGCACTGGCTGCCACTGTTGGAACATTGACACTGGGATACATGGCCTATCAGCAGGAGATTGAAAAGGCCAAGCAACTCACATTGGATTTGAGAGAAGCCCAGCGCAGTTTGAGTGATTCATACAAAGAGTTGCAAGCAAACTTCACAGATTCATTGAACAAACTTGGAGAAATCCAAGATGAATATGCTGTGTTGACTGGCCAGATCACAGAGTATGAACTTGCCATCAAGCAGACTGAACGCAATACCAAAGCAATGTTCCAAAGCAATATTGACCAGCAACAGAGTGTGATTGATGGCAGGAAAGAAGAACTGGATTTGATAAACAGCATGATGAAGGCAAATCTTGGTTCAGTCAAAGATGCAAGATTGTTGTCTGATGCTGAAAAAGAACGGTTGAACAATCTGCAGCTGTTGACCAAAGGTGTGAACAAAACCATTGACCTGACAAAGCATGATTTGTCTTTGAATAATGAACTGGCCAAGATACGAGATGCATTAACCAATGAGATTGCAAAACAAGAAAAAGGATTGCAGATCATTGTTGGTCATCAAGAGCAAGCTGTTGATTTGGCCATGCAGATTCAGGAGTTTGAAAACGAGACTGCCAAAGCCAAAGAAAAGCAAGTTCAGCACGGTGAAAAGAAGGTTGAAAAACTGGAAGAAGAAAAAGATTTGTTGAATGATTTGATGGAAGCAGAGAACAGATTTTTTGACAGACAGACCAGTGCAAGACAAGAACTGGACAAGATTGCAGAAGAAATGTTGTTGAATGATGAAGAGAGAAAAGAATTATCATTCCAAAGAGAACTGGAACGGATTCAGCATCTTGGTGAAGTCAGTGAACAAACCGGATTGGCAAGAGAGTTGACAGAACACAGAATCAATGAAATCAGAGTTGCTGGAATGAAAGAGGCCCAAAGGCAAATGAAGGAACTTGTACAGGATACAATCCAGCATGGTGATGAACTGTTTGGAAGTCTTGGACAGTTTGCCAGTGCTGCAATGGAACTTGCAAAGCAGAATGGAAAGGAGAACAGCAAGACAATGAAGATGCTGTTTAGAATGTCACAGGTTGCTGCAGTGGGTGAAATCGCAATGGAAGCAGCAAAACAAGTGATGGCTGCAACTGCTTTGCCAGTTGGTTTCAGAGAAGCAAAGATTGGTCTGGCTTTGGGTACAGCAGCTGCACAAACAGGAATAGTGATGGCACAGCAACCACCACAATCATCCATGCACATGGGTGGTATGGCTCCAGATGAAATGGGTGCACGAGTGCTTCAAGGTGAAGCAGTTCTGGACCGTGCAACAGTGCAGCGCATTGGTGGTGAAGAAGGTGTGCAGCAACTTCAAGAAGGCAATATTGGAGATAGCAAAGTGGTTGTGATACAACCATTCAAGCACTTTGGAAGATTCGCAAAAGAAATTGGCTTCAAGGCCCCAATACAAACCGGATTGAGAGCATATTAAAATGGGAACAAATACAACACCAGACAAGATGCGTGGATTCATTCTGCCAACAGTCAACATCACATCAGATAACATTTGGACTGCACAAAGCACATTCAGCCAACAGAACCCCCGTGCAGGAGTTGCAAAGCCGGTTCAATCATTCACTGGATTGACTTTGGCCATGGCCGGTGAACAATCTGAAACCATCACAGTTGAAACCATCGAAGGAGGGACACCAGGTGAAAAAGCTTCATTCGGTTGGTTTGGTTCAGACTCCATCAAGTTAGGACAAAATAGTAACAATGTTATAACCGATTGGAAGTATTTCAGTTTTGGAAGTGGAACCAGTTTCTTTGATGATTATGGTGCGTGCACAACTGATGATGGAACCTTGTTTTGGGTCTCTGAACTGGAAGTATCTGGATTGTATACCATCGCAGTACGTAGACAGAAACGGAATGCAGCACCAGAGTTGTTGCAGACTTTGTTGACTGCTAGCATATCAGGTTCACCAAACACCACAGCAAAACCAGCAATCTGTGAACTGAAAGATGGGAGTCTGCTGGTTTGTTACTTCGATTATACCCAAGTGGACCAAGTGAACTTGTTTGTTTGGAGGTCTCATGATGGTGGAGACAACTGGACCCAAGTCAGCAGAAGGGCCATGGTTGACAATGACATTTTGGTCGGTGCATCCGGTGTTCATATTGACACCACACAACTGATTGTATCTGATGATATTGTCACATTGATGGTTGGAACACGTTCAAAGGTGACTGCACTTGGCAAAAATGCCATGGTTCAATTTGTCTCCAGAGACAGTGGAACAACCTTTTTCACACTTGGGAACTATGGTGAAGATCATGCCTTCCCTGCTGGATGTGCCTTGCCTGATGGTCAGATTGGATTTGCCTATGTATCAGCAACAGACACAATCAGCTTTTTGAAAGTACCCTTTCCAGGTATCGCAGCAGCAACAGGAACATACACCACTGAAAATGAAGTCAACATCTCCAGTGGTGCAAAGACATTTGCAACCCAAACTGGAACCACATTGCTGGATGGGTCTGTTGCAATGTGGTTTCAGAATCAAAGAATCTTTGTTGCAGCTAGAGACACCAGCAACAACATTTATGGATTTGTATCAGATGACCTTGGTGAATCATGGGAGTTCATTGCACAGACAAACACACCAGGCATTGACACTGGTTTGATGTATGGTCCAAACTCCAGCACATTGATCAAGAATCTAAAGGCTGTTGTGTGGGAGGGGCGCGCAATGTTGATGTTAACAACCAAGCAATCCATTGCTGGAATGATGTTTGGTGGATGGTCCAATGTGCAGCATCCAGAACTGGTCACACAGCCAGCGCGCAACCAGTATGAAGGATTTGAAGACAACTGGGTGCACAATCAGACACCAGACACGAGTGCAGACTATACAACACTTGGAGCAGGAACAGCAACCATATTGGAAGAAGGATTGCAAATCAGCACCACATCCACACAAATCAAAGAATACACCTACCAAGGCAATATCTTTTTCAGTCAGTTCTACAGATTCAAGATTCGAGTGGAGACCGGAAACACTGTCACCGGTGATCACATATGCTGGAGAATCCAGAACACAGATGGCGCAAACTCCTATTCACTGAAGCTGCGTTTTGGAACCAGTCAGTTTGTTGTACGTGATCACACTTCTGCACTGGCCACAATCAATCTGGACTTGACCAAAACACATGAGTTCATGGTTTTTCAAGATAAAACTGATGTGAAGGTGTACCATCGTGAATGGGATGAAAAGCAAGCAAAGAAATGGACTGAAACAGCAGTCACATTGGCAACCCAACCAGCAGGCCTGACAGGAACTCTGGAATGGGGTCATGTGACACTTAGTGGAGTTGCAATGGAATCATATTGGAGTGAAATGCATGTTTCTGATGGCTCCAATGGAAAACCAAACACAGATTCACGCGGTGCAGTGTATCCAAGTTATGGCTCATTCACATACATTGATGAAGGTTTGTTGTTGTCTGCAAAGGACAGTCCAGCGCGTGCAGAAGACCAGTACACCATCAAACCGCGGTTTGATTTTCCAGTGGAACACATTTTCTATGATGTTTCACTGTCTCCAAGAGTTGTCTGGAGAAGCAAGAATGATTCAGCAGCTGAGCGCATTGCATTTTTCACAGATCCAGTTGTGCAGGCCACTGCAAAATCATTGGGTCTGTCTGATGTGGTGGGTGTGCATCTTTCCAATATCAACTGGAGAACTGGAAAACTGCGTTCATGGAATGGGGCCAGTTGGGATGACCTTGCAACGATTGATTCCAGCACTGGTCTGGTTGGTTCCTTCAAACGTGATGGATCCACATTGTATTCAAGTACATCATCCAAAGATTTCTACTTGAAATACAATGAATGCAGTGGATGGAGAGCAGAACTGACATCTGGTGATGATACTCACATTGTACAAATCAAACAGAACAGTGAAGGTCTTTTCAGTGATGCATCAGACTCCAAGCAGACAGTTCTGGTGATTGACACAGCACTGACAGATCCAAGTACACTTCCAACCAGTGGAACACTGAAACTGATGCCAACCAGCATCACATTGGTTGCAGACCTGTTTCAGAATGCTGCTGGTGCTGGTGGAATAGCCTTTGCAATTGAGATTGACAACCAGAGCACACTGGAAGGATACTATCAAATAGGGTGCATGGTCTTTGGCAATGTATATTTCATGGCACCACAGTATCAAAGAGGTCGCACAATCAGTTTTGATGCCAATGTTCAGGCATATGAAACCAATGATGGCCAATACTATGCACGCAAAATGTCTGATGGCCGGCGCAGCTTTAGAATTGGATGGACAGAACCAGTGGACACCAGAGACATCATGGCACTGAATCCGGATTATTGGCAATACTCCACACATGCTGATGCAAGACCGGTTGCACACTATGGAGATGCTGTCTTTGGAATGATTGGAATAGCACAATACATGTCAGAGCAGAGACCAATGGTGTACTTGCCTTCATTGACAAAGCAGACTGGTGAAGATGCCAGTGAACTGTTCAACAGATACCACAATCAAGCACTGGTAAGAATGACTGGAGCTGTGACAATGGATTCAGTCCTGGGTGATGAAGAAACTGATGAACTGTTTAGACTGTCAACAGTGAATCTAGTGGAGATTGAATGATGATACATCCAGATGATGCATCAGGTGGAGAAATCTGCTTTTTGTTAGATGTAAACTGGTTAGGGATGGAATACCGGTTTAGTACTGTTCCAATCGATTTGATTGATGCACAGACCAATCAAACATTCAGATACAATGGTGGTCTTGGTGATCCCAGTGTGGACCAGCAGACAGAGTTTGTTGGATTCAACATTGATGCAAACAGTGTTTCACTGGACTTGACTTGGAATGACATTGATTGGATTGCAGAATGGAAGCAGGGCCGCAGCTTGGATTTGGCTGATGCAGAACTGTCAATGATTATTGTGAAAGATGGCAGCACACTCTTCAAGTATGAAGACCGAGTGCAGCTGTTCACAGGTAAAGTCAAAGATCCAATCATTGGGACTCCGACAAAGCCCACAGGCAATATCATATTCAGCATCGAGAACAGCACCAATCTGATTCAGAAGAAACTGCTGGACAACTCATTTGAAATAGATCCATTTGTCTTTCCAGGACTTGACCAACGTGCAGCGACTTTGGGCAAAATCATTGATGTTCCTGTTGGTCAATATGTGCCGTTTGTATTTGGTCAGGTTGGGAAGTGGCCATTGAGATCATCAGGCAGTGCAAGATTTGAGACCATCAGTGAAGCCAAGGTGACTCCAGCATATATCATCGATGCAACTGGATCCGGTGCAGCCATTGAAATCACTTTGATCATTGCAATGGGTGAAGTGGGTGCAAGTCGCATCAGAATCTTTGATGATGCTGGTGGAAACTTTGTCAACAATGTATCCACAGCATTGAATGCTGATGGTCACAGATATGCATTCACCACATACAAACTTGGTCATGTGATTGAAGATAATTCTTTTGTACCTGGACTGGATGAAGACCAGACATTTTGGTGCAGCTGGGGAGAGTTTGGAGAAGGCATCCAAGACCCATTGACCGGACAAAGTCTGTCTGGTGGTGGGAATCTATCCATATTTTGTCTGGAACGCAGTGGACTAGAATACAACAGAGAAGCATGGATTGGATTGCTGCCAGTTCTGAACCGATACAAGTTTGCTGGATTCATGAATGACCCAAGTGTATTGGTGATGGATTGGTATAGACAGAACATTGCAAAAAATCTGCCTATTGAAGTCTTTCCAGGTGAGAAGGGGATTGAACCAAGATTGAATCTTTACTTCACACAAGACCAAATCAGGCCACAGCATCACATTCTGGAATCTGGAATGTTTGAAGTCCAGACAGGTCTGCAGCCTTTGCCAGTTGACCCAATCAACAAAGTGACCATCAAATATTGCTATACTGCCAGACTTGATCACTATCTTGCAAGTATCTGCATAGATCCAGAGCACACTGGGAATCAAGATCCATTTGTGCAGCGTGATCCAGTCAGTGATTTGTCATTCAGTCGGTTTGGATTGCGTGAAGTGGTGATGGAACTGCCATTTGTTTGGGACTTGCACACTGCATACAGAATAGCCAGAGACAGAATCAGAATCAGTGGATTGGGTGCATTTGGTGTTGAAGTGTTTGCCTTTCCACAGTTTGGGTATCTCCAGATTGGAGATGTGATCAGCTTCACCAGCACAAATCTGCAACTGGATGCACACAAATGTCAGATTGTTGGAAAAAGCTGGAGTGGTGGAAAGTGGAGATTTGTACTGCATATGGAAGAAAACACCATGGTCAATGCCAGACAACTTGCATGAATGACACTTGATTGATGTTAAAATGTGCGCATGATAGTATTTATTGACAGACAACATGCAGGAAAACCAAGCAAGATCAATGACCGCGGTGCATCTGTGGACATCAATGGTGATGGAGACATCACGAGTGATGAACAAGAAGCGCACTGGACTGGTTATATCAGTCTGATTCTGGAACAAAGATTGCTTCAAATGGGACACAAAGTGATTCCAATCAGTGATGGTTCATATGCATCCAGACATGCACGGGTCAATGAATATGCCAGCAGATATGATGAACCAATGGTGTATCTGGCCATGCATCTCAATGCCGGTGGTGGCCACTATGGGTCATTCTTCTATGACTGTCGAAGCAGCTCAGGAAAAGAACTGGCTGAAGACCTTTGTGATGGGATGCGCTCCACAATCAAGACCATCAGAACATTCAAAGCAATCGAGTGCAAACCGGATGACTGGACAAAGAATGCATTTTACACAATCAAAGGAGTTGGAAGACCAGTTGCAATATGCTGTGAACCCATCTTCATGGACACTCATATTGATTTGTTGAATGCCTATGGTGCAGCCCAAATTGCTTTGGGAATGGCTCATGGTCTCAACAAATGGGAGCACAAGCAATGACAGAACAAATCATGATTCAAGCACTGACAGGACCTGTTGCAGCACTGGCATTGTGTTTGCTGGCTATCTATGGAATAGGCAAATGGGTTGCAACACACCTTCCAAAGTGGGTTGATAGACATCTAAAGCAGATTGACAACATTGTGGAGTCACACCACCAGGATAGAGAGGTTTACAAAGAAGGTCTGACCACTCTGACAACCAGCTTGAAGGATTTACGCGGTGAAGTTGATGTCATTAAGGATGATGTCAAAGAAATCAAGCATGCAATCAAATAGGTGAATCAATGATTTTGATGATGTGGTCATTCAAGTCGTAATCATAGAAACAAATCTTTTTGAATATGGTGTGATCATTCTTATTCTGCACCATGAATCTTGGAAAGCATTCAAAATACTGGTCAACAACTGTCAACAGCTGCACAGTTGGAATCATTGCAATGTATGACTTTCCATGAAAGAAGAATCCTTCAATGGTCCAATCAGACAACAGGCCACCAGAGTGAAATGCATCCAATCTGCTGTCTAACTCCAATTTTCTGAATGGGTCACTGGTCCTTTTCCAGCGCAGCGCAAAATGCTGTCTGGGCATCCCCTTCCAAACTCTGGCTGCAATGGTGGTGATGTGTGCTCCATTGGTCACCACATAATCAATGCCATGTTCATAGTCCAACGGGTCTCCATTGCACGAGTGCCAGACACCAGGAAAGTGATTATGCACCAATGGCAATATCCACTTCTCAAAGTTCTGTTCACCGTATGTCATTCGGTCTTTTCGATCCATTACATTCATGGCCACAGTATAACACCATTTATTTTGATTTTACTGTGCATGAACGTGAACGAATAGTGTATAAATATAAACATACACATGAAGTGTATGAACAACCAAAGAGGCACACAATGAACAAGTTCTATATCATCGAAAACAGATTCAATGCAGAATGTAAAAGAGAATACTATCTTGAAGTCATAATCAAAGCAGAAACCAAAAGAAAGGCACAAAGCAAAGCCAAGAAGATTTTTGGTATTTCATTCAGTGGTCAGTTTGGTGCAATGTGCTTGACTGAAGAAGAAGCAAAAGAGTTTCACAATTTGAAAGATGCTGCAGGGTATCTTGTATTTGACAAATAAGGAGGTTCAAAATGAACAAGCACACCAAAGACACAATCATTGGTCATATCATCGTGACTGGTGCATTTCTGATGATTCCAACCACATTTGCAATCCTTTGCTGGGTGGCTGGAGTATGACAACACAAATCATTTACATATTGATTGTGGTTCTGAATCCATTCTGTGATGCAGAATCCAAGGTATTCCACTCTTTCAATGCTGCAGTGCATCATGCGCTTCAGCTTTTTGACCTGTCTGAACTGTCATGGCCACAGTTCCAAGATTGGTTGATTGAAAACAGACCATTCACACAAGTACAAATCCAACAGTTCAACATGGAGTTATGATGAACACACCAGAGACCATACAGAAATACATGAAAGACCTTGACTGGAGTGTCATGGACTTGGCACGCAAAACATTGATTCACTTCAGAACACTTGAAATGTTCTTTGCAGGTGAACACAATCTGACACAACATCAAGTGATGAACATCATCAACAAAATCACGCTGCAGTATCCCCAGGAGAAGCACTGGAGCATCTATCATGAAATCATTGTGCAACCAGAAATGAAAGGAGAGAACAAATGAAAAACAACAAACTTGAAAATCTAAATCAAAAAGTATTGGAAGTGATCGAACATCTTGCTTCTAAAGCTGAAGTTGCATGGATTGAAATGGCCAGAATCAATGATGATGGGTCTGAAGATCGTGTACATCGTGAAGTCAGAACACTTCATGAAATGAAGGAATCTGTCAGTATTTGGAGAACATACACAAAAACACATCCCAAAAGTGAGATCAAATTTCACATTGACATCAACTGTGAAGAACACCCATATGAGTTTGATGATTTTAGTTATTACACAGACATCATTGACACTGGTTCAACCATTTTGACCATTGCTGAAATCATTGAAGTTTTTGGAGGTGAACAATGAAAAATATCAGAGAATACATCAAAGAGCATGGAAGAGTGGCAGCGCGCCTGAAGTTTGGTGACAGGATTGATGACATCCCAATCAGAATTGCAGGCGTTCAAGTGGGTATGTTGTCACGCTATCACCATGATCAATATGGTTGCTGGGTATGGCAAGCAACAGTGGAATACAATCATCAAGAATACATCTTCATTGACTTTGAGAGCCAGCAGAACTGTTTGAACTGGGCAAAGAGAAAAGTGGAAGCATTGATGAATCCAATGTTTGGAATGATGCTGCGACAGGAGATTGCATCCAGTCCTTTGACAGTGGAACAGATTGCAACGGTTGCAAACTGCTCCAGATATGTGATTTTCAAATGGATGCGCAGTGAATCATGGCCACCCATCCACACAGCAAAACGCATTGCAGCTGCAATCTCACCAATGGGATATGCTCCAATGTTTGATGTCTGGTGTCAACAGATTGAACTGGAGCAGTGATGATGTGGGTACTACATAGTCAAGGAACATTCCACGCAGACCCAGTTGCATTGGGCCGGCCTAGAATGTCAAGATGGGGTGCATACACTCCCAAGAAATCTGTTGAATACCAAAGAGAGATGCTGCAGGGTATTGAGATTGAACATGAACCAATCACAGGACCAATCAAAGTCAGCATGACATTCTGCCACAAAAGACCAGGCAGATTGAACCGGAAAAAGGATACAGTTGCACGCATCCCAAAAGTGACAAAACCAGACATTGACAACATGATCAAGATGGTTCTGGATGTGTTGACTAAAGCTGGAGCATGGAAGGATGACAATCAAGTTGTCTGTGTTCATGCAGAAGACTGGTACTGCAGCAAATCAGAAGAACCACATACACAATGGAGGATATACACATTATGAATACAAGAACAACCTGGACACTTTCCACTTTTATCAGTCTAACTGATACCAGAGCAACCCAACACAAAATGACATTTGCACAGTTGTGCAAGGGATTCACAACCCAATATGGAGACCGGATGATCAAAGAGAAGAAATCTCTGTCCCTATGGTCTCCAACCACCTTCACAAACAACAGAAGAAGTGGAGCAACAGCAGATAAAGTGCATTTCTTGGTGTATGACATTGATGATGGATTCACACCATTTGACACTTGGAGACTGTTTCACGAATATAACGTGATTGCGCACACCAGCTTCAGCCATAAACCAAACCACCACAAATATAGAATCATTCTGCCTTTGTTGAATCCAGTTCCAGCCAGTGATTGGAATCGTGCCAGTGTTGCTGCAAAAGGTCTTTGGGATGTGATTGTGGGAGCAGGAGAGCCAGACCCATCAGCATTGAATGACAGAGCCAGAGCATATTTCAGATATGGTGTACCGGTTCCACCTTCTCCAGAAATGACTTCACAACATCCACTTTTTCCACCTAACTATCATCAGACAGCATGGAATGTTGGCCGGCCTTTCAATCTGGAGTATGAAAACATTGTTATCAAGCATCCAGTGAAGAAGAAGTATGTGCCAAAGGTGTACAACAATGGCAAAGCATCCATCTCTGAAGTGATGATGGATCCAAGCTTTAGACTTGCATTTGCGCACAAGACCGCTGCAACCATACAAGGCAATGAAGCAAGGTACATTCAATGTCCACAATGTGGCAGAAATAGTGTACACTTCAGCCTTGACCCATCCATACCAACTTCATACAAGTGGCCAACCTGCAACCATGCAAACTCATGTGGATGGTATGGCAGATTTGAACAACTGATATGATACCGACCAGTAACAAAACAACCAACCAACCACAACCAAATCAACTGTGACCATATCAGGAACACACACCAACCACAAAAGAGACATAAAATGACATTGAAACACATGACACAAAAAGAAAGAACACAACTATTGATTCAACTGGCAGAACAGGCAACTGGACTGGTGGTGGAGGACAAAGGCAATCCACCTGAAGCAGACATTGACACTTGGGATATGCTACGCAAATCAACCAAAAGAGGAACAAACATCATGATACCAGTCAACTGCAGATGGAACACGGCTAGCATTTTGAGAAGTGATCCACGGTATGCATCACTTTGCTACAATGAACACAGTGATCAAATCTTGCTTGATGGTGAGATGGTCAGTGATGTAACGTTGGAACGCATTGCATTGAACTTCGAGGAGCACTATCGATACAAGGTCACAGACAAAGCATTGCGCGCTTCAGTGATTATGGTGGCCCAAGAGAGAACCATTGAACCAATCAAAGACTGGTTACAGCAACTTCCAGAGTGGGATGGAGAGTACAGAATCAATGTATTCTTTGAAGACATCTTGAATGCCAAGACACCTGATGGAACTGAAGCACTGGTATCAGAGATGTCTTGCAAATGGTTCATCAGTTGTGTGGCCAGAGTGATGCAACCAGGATGCAAGATGGATACATGTATGGTTTTGGTTGGTCCAAAAGGGATGCGCAAATCAACTGCACTGAAACTGTTGGCCGGTGAAGAATGGTTCAGTGATTCCAACATTAACATCAGTCACAAAGATTCATATGAACTGTTGCATCAATCTGGTGTTTGGATTTGGGAGTTGGCAGAAATGCATGCACTCCAAGGAAAGACAGCTGCAAATGCAAAACAGTTTCTGACTTCAGCAAGTGACAGATACAGACCAGCATATGCAAAGATGCCAGTTCAGAGACAGCGCAGAACAGTATTCACAGCCTCAACCAATGACTATCAGTTCCTGTCTGATGGTCCTGAACGCAGATTTTGGATTGTGGAGATCACAGACAAGATTGATACTGAATACATTGTGAACAATCGCAATCAGTTGTGGGCTGAAGCATTGCACTGGTTCACCCAAGGACAAGAATGGTGGTTGACTGAAGAGAGTGAAGACAGGTTGATGGAGTATCAACAGGCCTTCATTATTGATGATCCATGGACAGTCAAAGTCTTGGACTGTATCAAGCAGAACAATGGATTTGCAACCACCACACAAATCATGGACCATCTGAATCTGTCTGCAGCGAATCAGCACCAAGGATTCACCAAACGCATTGCACAGATATGCAGGGATTGTGGATATGAGCAATTCTATTCCAGCAAGAACAAATGCAGAATGTGGAGAGCCAAACAGGCATGAACCAGTTATATTGTGAATGAACTGAATCAGTCAGTTTGTTGATAGAAAGTATATGGTTGTTTTGGGTAGCTTGCTTGGTTGGTGGGCTACCCTTTTCCATTTTAGAACAGCAGATTCCAGATCAAATACACCTTTTTGCAGTGTAAATACACCAAAATACACGTGACTGATTGGGCAATACGCTTGGTTCTAACTGGACTTTCATCAGATTTCAGCACTTTTCTGAATGTCTCTGGCCATCTCTGTAAATATATATATGTGATTACTCAAAAAGTTTTGAAGTGATTTTGTATATATAGTATATATAATAGGCCTATAGAATCGATAGTAACGGATTAAAATGCCAATACAGGTACCTGTATTCTGGTGTATTTACGTGTATTTACGTGTATTTCTTGGCAATTGTGGTGTATTGGTCACTTGGATTCAAGTCTTTTGATTGCACCTTTGACCCATCTTTCAGCATCTCTTCCACCCCACAAAGCAAATGCAATGGCTGCTTTGGATGTTTTGTCCTGTCTTGCCTTCGCTTCAGCTTTAGATTCACCATGGCGTGCAAACCATGCATCCATCAGTTTCAACTGTTCCAAGTCAACTTTTCCACTGGTCAATCTCCGTGCAGTGCGCATTCCGGTTCCTGGCACTCGTTTATTGTTTTGATCTTTGTATGATGCTCTTTTGGAGATGGGCAGTGACAGATTGTATTCAATGGCTCTGTTTGCAATCAGTTGGATTCTTTTTGGCACTGTGATTGTTGGCATGATTGTTGTCCTGATTTGAATAGTTAAACGGGATTTTATGTGTTACTCTTCACATATGAGTATAACTGAAAGTAACATATCTGAACTGGTTAGAATGTTGTTGAGAGGCATCAAGTCACCTGTTCCAATAGATCCCATTGCTGCAGCGGATGCATTCCAAGTCAAGATTGATAAACATGGCGCAGACTATCCCCACTACAATGGATGTGGATACTTGTACATGAATGGTGATGATGTCATGTTGGTTCACTTCACTGGTGATGGTGTGGAGTTTGATGACCATGCAGAACATCCAATGACATTGGACTTCATCCGGATTGCTTTGGATGTCCTTCAAGAACAGCAGCTGCAAACAGAGACTGTCGAAAATGATGAAGACTCTGATGATTGGGAGTGGATTTGATATGGCCAGAACAGAGATTGAAAACTATGCAATCTCAAGGAAGATTGTGCGATTGATGCGTGAAGGCTATGCACAAAAGCAAGCAACTGCAATTGCATTCCGGATGTTCAAAGATGGTGAACTCCCTATTCCACGACAGCCAAAACAGAAGAGGCGCACACGCAAACAAAGAATGGATGATTACATGAAACGCATGAAACGCAGGAGAAAATAACATGTATTACATGAAGCCCAAGAAGAAGAAGACTGGAAACACACCAAAGAGAAGAACAAACAGAAGAAAAAGAAAGTGAAACCAATATATCTGGAACCAAGAACAAAGTGGAACAGTGCATTGATTGACAGTGTAAATGTTGTATATTCCTTCACAAAAATCATTGACATATTGATTGCAGAGATGGGATACATCAAAGCATTTGAATATTTTTGTCATGACATACAACCACTTGAAGACTATGGATTGCAGATACTTGATGATGAGGTGAAATGATGGCTGCCAAAGTCCCAAAGAAATACACCAAAGGTCTTGGAGAATCAACCAAAGACCGAAGGCGCGCAGAGATTCGGAAAAGATTGAAGGGCAAAAAGTCTTTCAAGCCTCTTCCAGGAGATGCCAAAGCCAAGACCAAACCAAGCAAATACACAAAGCGGATTGCTGAAACTGGATTGCGTGAAACCATCCAAGAAGAGACAACCAAAGGAACTGGAAGCACCAGAGACAGATTCATCAAAGCAGTGGCCAGAGTGACAGAGATTCCAAGACCAATCATCAAAGAAGTCTATGAAAAAGGATTGGCAGCTTGGGCAGTTGGTCATAGACCTGGTGCAACTCAAGACCAGTGGGCACGTGCCAGAGTATATTCATTCTTGGCCAAGGGTCGCACAGTCGAGACAGCAGACAAACAGCTTTTTGAAGATGCACGCAAAGCATTGAATGAGAAGGGTCGCAGATTTAGATTTACATAAACACACACCACACAGCAGGCACACAATGACAATAAACTTGAACCTTGGATGTTCACTGGAAGCAATGAAAACAATGAAAGACAACAGTTATGATTTGGCTGTTGTCGATCCACCATATGGAATAAATAGAAGTGGACAAATAGAAACATTTACAAAAAATCCGAAACACAAAAGAAAATATTTTAAAATGAAAACATGGGATTCTACAATACCAAATGCGGAATATTTTAAAGAACTGCGCAGAGTCTCAAAAAATCAAATAATATGGGGTGCAAATTATTTTGTTCAACATTTACATGGATCTATGGGCTGGATAGTCTGGGACAAAGGACAAAAAGGTTTGAGTATGTCAGATTGTGAATTGGCATATTCATCATTTCAAAGAGCAACTAGGATATGGGTTGGAAATCGGTTTCTTTTAAAAGGGTCAATACATCCCACACAAAAACCAGTTCAATTATATCAATGGATTTTTGACAATTATGCCAGTCCAGGAATGAAGATACTTGATACACATCTTGGAAGCGGTTCCAGTGCTATTGCAGCCTATGATTGTGGTTTGCACTTTGATGGTTGGGAGATTGATACAGAATACCACACAGCAGCAGTTTCAAGATATAATGAACACACCAGACAAATGAAGCTGTTCACATAGCCCAGCAGACACAGGGCAGCCCCACAGGGTACCCATGTGTACCTAGGGGCCCCCCCCCGCACTGCCCTCAC